GACGTGGCTACTGCTAACGACACGGCCTTCATAACGGTCTGCGTCAATGCCACCAACAACTGGTGCTTTAGAAAGCGTCGTGAGGCTGGTTACACAGACTCGATGACCACAGTGCCCGGTGCCGATGTGAAACTCGGTGCAATCATGTATGCAGCAACTCTCTACCGTGAGCGTGGCTCTGCAGATTCGTTTGCCTCATTCGACGCAATGTCATCCATCCCTATCCCCTCAACCATGGGACGCATCATGTCTCTTATTGGTTGTGGCCGTCCACAGGTGGCGTAATGGCTGCATCTGGAATCCTTGTTGACGCAGTGAACGCAATCAAAACAGCGCTCACAGCGTTGGGTTTGAAACCAGTCACAGACCCACGCAACGCACGCCCCATGTCTGTTTTTATTGAATTACCAGTGATGACATCATGGACTTACAACGTGGGCGACTTTCGCATTCCAGTTCGCATCCTTGCAGCGCCCCCCGGCAACCAAGATTCAGGTGACTACCTGATGACAACGGTTGACACAATAATGAATTCTTCCATTGCCGTAGTTGACGCCCGACCGGGCAACGCTTCTTACGGTGGGCAAGACATCCCAACTTATGATCTAACTGTGGCAATCGCAGTTAGACGAAACTAGAAAGGTCAGAAATGGCAACAACAACATTCCTCAGCAATGCAACGATCAACATCACGCAGGGCGCAACTTCATACGATTTGAGTGACCAAGCAAATCAGGTGACCTTGACTATCGGTCAGGACGCTCTTGAATCAACAGCATTCGGTGACACTGGCCATCGTTTCGTTGGTGGCCTTCAGATGGTTGAAGTCTCAATTGACTTTTTCCTTTCCTACGGTGTAGGCGAAGTCGAAACAGCACTTGCAGCAATGGTTGGTCAAGGCAGCACAGTATTGACAATCAGCCCATCAGGAGTAACCGAATCAGCGTCTAACCCTGAGTACGTCATCACTAACGCAATGTTGGAAAACTTCACGCCTATCAACTCAACCGTTGGTGAACTCGCAACCGTCACGGCCTCCTTCACTGGTGGCACATGGGTTCGAGACATCACGCCGTAATCAAAGGACAGAGGGAAACAATGAAAATCCAACTACGCATCACGCCCAACGAAGGCGAACCATACGAACTAGAAACCAACTTGTTCGTCATTGTCGCTTGGGAACGCAAGTTCAAACAAAAAGCCTCAACGCTCGCTAACGGCATCGGCATTGAAGACCTTGCGTTCATGGCCTATGAATGCTGCAAACAGCAAAACATTCCAGTACCAGTTTCATTTGACGAATACATCAAAAAAGTGAACGCAGTTGAAGTAGTTGGTCAAGAAGACCCAAAAGCCACAGAAGCAACAGCTACCGAAGAGCCTTAGCAGAGGTACTTGTTGCGACAGGGTTTTACCCCCCACAAATAGAATTTGAGATTGACGATCTAACGACAGTCATTGAGATTTTGAACAACCAGCAGAAAGCACAACGGAAATGACAGCATCAGCCTCCATAGAAATGACAGGTCTGAAAGAAGCCATCCGTTCGCTAAACAAGGTCGAGCCGGGTCTTCGTAAAGAGTTCACCAAGAACGCCAACGAAATCGCCCAACCAGCCATCCGTGAAGTTCAGCAGGGCTACGCCAAGATTCCTTTGTCGGGTATGGCTCGCAATTGGACAGACAAATCAGGACGCAAAATCTTTCCGTTCTCGGTGGCGAAGGCACAGTCAGGGGTCAAGTTGAAAGTGGACGCTGCAAGAGAAGCAGTAAGCCTGATCTACATCACACAGACCTACGTTGGCGCTGCCGTGTTCGAGGCTGCAGGGCGTAGCAACCCCAACACCCTAGGAGACTCTCTAGGGCCACTCAAACCCAACCAGACGAGAGTTCTTGGGCCTTCTGTATTTAGGAAGCGTGGCGAGATTGAAAAGGCTTTACAACGCCTCTCAATGGATGCCATTCAGCGAGTCCAAAAGGAACTGAAGTAATGGCTCTTGCAATTCCGATCATCTCTACTTTCGACGGTGGAGGCGTTTCCAAAGCAATCAACGAATTCAAGAACCTCGAAGGCGCTGGCAAGAAAGCCCAGTTTGCTATCAAAAAAGCAGCCGTCCCTGCAGCAGCAGCATTGGCTGGTTTAGCCGTTGTTTTAGGTGATGCAGTATCAGGCGCTATTGAAGACGCTGCAGCCCAAGACCTGCTCGCTAACAGCCTAAGAAAGACCACTGGCGCAAATGATGCACAGATAGCCAGCGTTGAAGACTGGATTACGGCACAAGGTCAACTGCTCGGAATTTCAGACGACAAATTGAGGCCAACTTTGAATCGGCTCGCTAGGGCAACTGGTTCAGTTACTACGGCGCAAGAGTTGGCAACTCAAGCCATGGACATTGCTGCAGCCACCGGCAAACCATTGGAGACCGTCGTAGGGGCGTTAGAAAAAGCCTATGGTGGCAACCTTGCAGCCCTAGGCAAACTTGCTCCTGAATACCGTCAGATGATCAAGGACGGTTCAACCTTTGAAGACGTCATGTTTGCACTTGCACAGACCACTGGTGGCGCAGCTGCAGATGCAGCCGAAACGACAGCAGGCAAGTTTGCTCGACTAAAACTTGGGTTTGACGAAACAAAAGAATCCATCGGTGCAGCGTTATTGCCAGCCGTTGAAAAGTTGTTGCCGTACCTGCAGAAGTTTGCAACATGGGCACAAGACAACCCACAAACATTTATGATTATCGCTGGAGCGTTAGCAGCAATTGCAGCGTCCATTGTGGCAATCAACATTGCCATGGCATTGAACCCAATCGGGCTGATTGCCATTGGCGTGATTGCCCTTGTTGCTGCTCTTGCTGTCGCCTATAAAAGGTTTGAAGGTTTCCGAGAAGTAGTTGACGCTGTGTTTGGGGGAATCAAATGGTACGTCAATAACGTCACTATTCCAGCAATAAAACTCATGGTCGATGTATTCAAAACAGCGTTCAACGGAATCGCAATGTTGTGGAACAGCACTATTGGCAAGTTCTCTTTTACTGTGCCGTCGTGGGTGCCCGGTATTGGTGGTAAAGGTTTTGCTATGCCTGACATTCCAATGTTGGCTGCAGGTGGCATTGTTACAGGCCCGACTCTTGCGATGATCGGTGAGCGAGGCCCTGAAGCCGTGATTCCGTTGACTGGCCGTAACGCTGGCGCTGGCATGGGTGACACGACTGTGAACATCAACGTCAACGGTGGCGACCCTAACGCAGTAGTGCAGGCACTACGCACTTACATGAGGCAAAACGGCTCTGTCCCTATCAAGATAAGTAACGCTTTCTGATGCCACAAAATTACTCTGTCGAAATTAGTCCTGACAATGTGACGTTTACAGCGCTTACTAATGTGCAGGACATTGCGCTTAGCATTGGCCGTCAGCGCCAGTTGAACGCCTACAGCGCATCTACAGCGAGCGTGACAATGCGTTACCCGACAGGCTATGCCTCACCGATTACTAATTTAGTTTCTGGCAACTTTGTGCAAATAAAAAACTTAAGCACTGCTTTTACATTGTTTAACGGTGTTATTAACGATGTCGATGTTTCCTATGGCATACCGTTTGGTGGTGGAGTAGGTCAGGCAGACTTTGTGACGTTTACTGTTGAGGGCACGTTTAGTGTTTTGGGTAGGGCACAGGGCGAAAATTACTCAATGGCTGCAGACACTTTAGATAATCAAATCTTTGACTGCGCTACTGAAACAAATATCGGAGTGCAAACTGTTGGTGTCCAAACCCAGGCTATGGCCGCAACAACAGTGTCGAGCACTTGGGGAGACTGGTTAAATAAAGTGCTGGTCACTGTTAATGGCCGTATGCACGATGCTTTAGCAGCAGGCGAGATAATAGTGCTTACGCCTTTTCAACCAGTGGTTGCCACAGTCAATTTCAGTGATGTGGCTAATAACTCAACTAATCAGGTGTATGACCAAATTAACTTTGGCAGTTACGCAGATAACTACTACACACAGGTAACTGTTGATCCTGAAAACTTTGCAGCTGCCACAGTAGAGACTGGCACAGCGCCTTTTCGTACTTTGCTAACTAACACTTTTAACGCAAGCACATCGCAGGCCACTGATTACGCAAACTATTTGCTAAGCAACTATGACGAGCAAGGTCAGGCGCTGTTGTCAATTAGTTGTTTGGCTGAGGCTCAAAAGAGTTTTGCTTTGGACTCGCTTTTAGGTGCTGGTTCTTTGAGCAGTTACCCTGGTTATCAGGTCAATGTCACGTTTCGTGGCACTGTGTTTAGCTGCATTATTGAGGGTGTCAGCATGACGGCAACGCCTGAGTCAAGCCGCTACACGTTTTATTTGTCAGGTGCTGATCTAAACGCCTACCTGATACTTAATAATGCAACTTTCGGACAGCTCGATTACAACAAGTTAGGATACTAAAACTATGGCTACCCCTCCAGTATTTACAACAGGCCAAGTGCTTACAGCTGCGCAAATGAACGCCGTAGGAATGTGGGAAATCAGCACCACAACACCTAGTGCAAACCAAGGTGCATTCACGATAAATAACGCTTTCAGTTCGGACTATGACTCGTACAGGCTTATTTGGAGTGGTGGCGTAGGCGTAGGTGCAGGAAGTATTAGCGTCACACTCGGTGCATCTGTTGCTGGTTACGGCTGGTCACTACCTTATGTTGTGTATGGTGCTGGTGCAGCAGGTGGAACATCTGTCGGGCCTAACGCTGCATCCTTTCCACTAACAGGCACATTTACAACGGCCTACGGCAATTTTGACATGACACTAGTAGACCCATTTAAGGCTAAATACACTCGTGTTTATGGGCCTTATACAAGCCTTAGTGAGGCCGGTATGTATGCAGGATTACACGCAGTAGCCACCTCATACACATCTATAACTATCACGCCAGTTACAGCCAACATCAACGGCGGCGTCTTTACACTTTACGGAGTAAGAACATGACCAATCCCACTATTACTATTTTTGACGCTCTGACCGGTGAAGTAGTCGAGCGCAGCAGAGGAGGCTGCAGCACATGAAGCGATTATCTCTAACACTCCTACTATGCCTAGCCCTGAGTAGTTGCGCAGACCGTACAAGAGTGAACTGCGAACGCATCAAAAACAAACTGCCAACGACCATTGGCACAGATTTACAAATAGGAGGGGGCCGTTGTGCCTAGAGAACGACTAACAAACGAGGAAATCAAAGCACGCATTATTCTGTTCGTAGCAGCAGGACTCACGCTCTCATTCGTAATGGCAATCGCCTCACTGATCTACGGCCTGCTGTTCGTCACCCAACCACTCGACCAAGCACCCAACGATGCCGAAGCATGGGCAGTCCTCTCACCAATGCTCATGACCCTCGCAGGTGGCCTCATCGGTGTACTCGCAGGCAACGGCCTCAAAGACAAACCAAAAGACCCACCAACACCATGACACGCAAATACCCCTACTACCCAGTGA